GCATCGAGCTCGCCCGCCTCGAGCGCGAGCAGCAGCGCATCGACTCGCTCTTGGAGGACAACGAGATCCTCAAGAGCGAAGCGGTGCGGCTCAAGGTGCAGATCGCCAAGGTCTCTGCCGAGATCAAAGAGAAGGCCGTCGTGACCACGCTGAAGATGCGTGACGTCATCACGATGGACATGCTCGGCAACCTGATGGACTCCGTGTACGCGGTGCTTCGACGACACGTCTCCGACCCGCATCAGCTCCAAGCTATTGGTGTGGACTTGGCGCTCGCGCTTCGCGCGACGCTCGCGGCGATGAAGCGTGATTCATGAACTTCAACTTCGAGGCGCCCCAAGCACCTGAAGTCAATCTGGACGGATGCGGCCACACCAAAGGCTTGGTGGGTAGCTTCTACGTCAAGTCAGGTGCGACCACTGGGTCCAAGTTTGACAGCATCGTCTCGGCCTTCTCCCAGAAGTTCTTGGGCGAGGGCTCGGTTCCTCTCGATAGGCCCATCCTTCCCCCGGAAGAATGGATCGAGAACCAGTACTACTCTGGCCCTTTTGCAGGTGACTTCCTCTGGCCAGAGAAGAAAAAGATGTTCATCTCTGCGGCGCAGGGTGACGTCACAGAGGTCATTCTCACTGGCGCCATCGGCGTCGGTAAGACGCAAATTCTCGTACTCCTTGCGATGTACGACTACTACCGGCTGTCGTGCTTCTCGAGCCCGCAGAACTTCCTGAATCTGCCGAGCACTTCACCCCTCGTCATCGTCATGGTGTCGATGAAGAAGGAGAAGGCCAAAGCGAAGCTCTTCGAGCCACTGCTCACGGCAATCGACGCGACCCCGTACTTCCAGTACGAGTTCCCCAGGAACCAAGAGCTTTCGTCGAAGATTGTCTCGCGGACCAAGAACATCGTCATCCGACCTGACGTGACCAGCGAGTCAGCCATCCACTCGGAAGACGTGCTCGGGCTCTACGCGACCGAGTGTAACTTCTACGCAGTGGTCGAGGAGTCCGCCAAGAAGCGCGGTGAAACCCTCGACGTAGCCGAGGACTTGGTCGAGAACTGCTTTCGCCGTATGGAGTCGCGCTTCATGCGGAACAACACGCTGCAGCTTTGCCGCGTGGTTCTCGACTCCTCGCGCCAGTACCCAGACGACTTCGTGGAGCGGCGAGAGCGGGCGGCAATTGCGGGCAATGCCGCTTACCCTACCGTGGTCTTCTCCATGTCGCAGTGGGAAGCCAAGAAGGGCGTCAGGGACAACGCTGGAAACCTGATCTTCTCGGGCCGCACGTTCCCGGTCGAGGTTGGTTCCGGCAACCGCGCTTCGCGCATCTTGGCTCCAGACGAAGTCGAGCATTCCTCGGGTCGGGTAGTCTGGTGTGCCGAGGAAATGCGCGCGTCCTTCATGAAGGACCTCGACGGCTCCTTGCGCGACCTCGCTGGTGTCTCGGTCGAGGGTCTACGTCCTCTCATCCCCCAGCGTGAGAACTTCGTCCGCTGCATTCGAGTGGAAGCCGACGGGTATCAGGACTACCAGTGCCGCCACCCGTTCTCGTCGCAGACCACGACCCTGTCGGACTCCGTCGAGTTCTACATGCACATGCTGGTCGACCCTGCGACGAAGCGTCCGCGGGTCAACCCGAACATGCTTCGGGCAGTTCATGCCGACCCTGGCATCACGTCGGACGCCTTCGGTTTGGCGATGGGGCACGTCTCCAACCTCGTCACGGTCAACCGGCTTACCGAGGGCGAGGCAACTCGACCTTGTGTGGAGTGCTTAGGGGCGAAGGTCTGCAGTTGCCCTCGATGTCTGGGAATCGGGAAGCGCAAAGTCGGCCGAGCTGAGGTTCGATGCGCGTCATGCCGCGGCCAGAAGACCGTCGTCTGCCCCGTCTGCAACGGGACTGGCATCTACGGCACGCCCATGGACCGGCCTCGTGTCTACATGGATCTCATCCTCCAGGTCCTGCCGCCCAAGAGCGGGCGCATCCAGTTCGACAACATCGAGGCCATCCTCAACAAGCTGCGGGCCAACGGCTTCATGATCGGCTGCGTCACGGCTGACGGTCACCAGTCCGAGCAGTTCCTGCAGCACCAGATGTCGCGCACGGGGACGGTCATCGCCGAGCACCTCTCGGTCGACAAGACGAAGGACCCCTACTACTGCTTCCGCGACGCGGTCATGGACGTGGCAGCGGACGGGAAACGACGGTTCTCGATCTACGAGTACGAGCCCCTCATGCAGGAGATGTTCAGGCTCGAGGACCGCCGCGACAAGATCGACCACCCCCACAATGGGTCGAAGGACGCAGCGGACGCCGTGGCTGGTGTGGTATTCAACTGCCACCGTTTCCCGTTCCTGTTGGAGCCGTGGGACAGCGGCGATATGCTGGTGCGAACTTTTTGAGGTCGGCCATGAAGTACGATTTCACTCCAGACTTGAACCGTGACGCGTCGGACGTCCTGATCCGTAAGGTTCAGGTCCAGCGCGACCGGCCCAAGACGATCAGCGATGACCCCACGTTGGACCTCCAGTTCCACGCGGATTTCGTCGTTCCCCGCCACACGCCAGGCGTGTGGCTGCAGTACATGGACGTCAACACCCGGCTCGGAAGCTGCGTTCGGCAGATTGCGCGCAGCTCTGTGGGACTCGGGGCTCGAGCTCAGGTCGACCCGGCCCTGTTGAAGGAGTTCGCGGGGCGGCCCAACAAGCTCGCCCAGCTTGAGCGTCAGCGGCTGGTCTTGGACGAGTTCATTCGTCGCCCCAACCCTAACTCGTTCCTCCCGCTTTCCCACGAGATCACGAAAGCGGAGATGGACTACCAGGGCTGCGGCAACGCCACTCTCGAGATTCTTGAGGAGAACCGAGAGGCGGGCGGCGAGGTGCAGGGCTTGCTGCATGTGCCGTTCACCTTCATGCGGATCGACAAGTACCGCGAGCGGTGGATTCAGGGCTCGTTGATCAACCTCTACGATGTGGAGACGCGCAGCGAGACCGCTGTGCGGTTCAACGGCCTGTACTACCGGGTTTTCGGCGACGTGAACCCGGACCACAAGTTCATCAACCGCAAGACCGGCGAGTTCTACGCCAGCTGGCCTTCAGACCTCGACCCCGACCTGAAGGGCAATGCGATCCTGCACCTGAAGAACTACCACCCGCTGGATAGTTACTACGGTGCGCCGTCCTACGTCTCCGCGCTGAACGCCATCATGGGCAACGACCAGATGGGCCAGTTCATGGTGTCGTTCCTCGAGAACGGCACGCACGTCCCCATCCTCGTCATCGTCGAGGGCGGCAACCTGACAGATGGCTCCACGGAGCGCATCGAGGCCATCTTCAACGCTGAGGGCAAGGGCGTTCACAACGCCAACCGCGCCGCCATCATCGAGCCCCGTGTTCAGGGCGCGATGGGGCAGGGCGCCAAGATTCGCATTGAGCGGGTCGAGCTCGGCATCAAGGACCTCGCTGGTCTCTCGCAGCGCGCGATGGAGAACAACGACGAGATCGCGGAGGCGTTCCGCATGTCGCCTGCGTTCTTGGGCGGCAACGCCACGGGCACGACTCGGGCGGCGGCGTCGCAGAAGCACATCACCATGGAAGGGGTCATCAACCCTCGTTCCGAGGAGTGGGAGCAGCTTCTCACCGAGGCACTCGCGCCGCGAATTGCCCCCGGCATGATCTTCAAGTTCAACCGTCCGAAGAACCTCGACCCAGTCCAGATTTCTTCGGTGGTGTCGAAGATGAAGGACGGCCTCTCGGTCAACGACATCCGCGCGCAGTTCAACCGCATCATCGACGGTGCGGACCTGCCGGTGCTCATCATCGACGCGCAGACCGACGCCAACATGCAGAAGCCTTCTCGCATCCTGAGCTACGAGGAGGCGACCATCGGCAAGGTGCCTGCAGTGGCGGAAGACCCCGCAAATGCGGTTCCGCTTCGCCCGCTTCCGGGCGGATTGACTCGGTAAAGGGAGCCACTTACCATGCCCGACATGAACAAGGTCTCCCTCTTCGTCCCAATCATGAAGATGAGCGACGCGCAACGCGTCGTGAAGGGTCCTGTGCTGCGTCCCGACATCGAGGACCGGCAGGGCTCCGTCATCTCCGCGATGGACATTGAAGAGGCCGCACATCGCTTCATGCTGAAGTACGTCGAAGGCAACGCCACGACGGGCTTCATGCACAGGGACTTCGACCGAGCACGGTCAAGATTCCCTGTTGTGGAATCCTACGTAACCACCATCGAGGAGACGATCCCTCGAGACAACCGCGCTGCCCTCCCAGAGGACAAGGGTGATGGCGACATCATCATTCCAAAGGGCAGCTGGATGCTTGCGGTGAAAGTGCTTGACGAAGATGTGTGGGCTGCGGTTCAAAATGGCGTAATCAAAGGGTTCTCGATTGGCGCAATGGCCAAGAGAACCTACGAGGAGTGACGATGGACTTCGATTTCAGCTCGATTGCCAAGGATGCCGTCCGCGTCGAAAAGGCGCGTCGGCACCGCTTGAGCAACATTGACCCTGAAGAGGTCTCGCTTGTCACGGAACCGGCGATTCTGACCGAGACGGAGAGCCGCAATCACGAGGGCTTCACCGTCATCAAGAACGCAGCGGATGTCCCCGAGTTCGTGAGCAAGTTCTTTGCCTCTGGCGAAGATGAGGTCATTGGGGACGTCATCAATCGTCTTCTCGACACTATCCGCAAGAAGATCTTGGTCAAGACGGGCAGCACCCAGGACTACTACGTCGACGCGATTCGCATTTATCGTGACCGCGTCATCATGGGTCCCAAGTTTGTTGATGCCGTGATGGCCTCGGAATCCGAGAAACCGCTGTACTACATGGCGACGTATTCCCAGCTTCCTGATGGCTCCTTCGACATCACCGACCTGATTGAAATGCCGGTACACCTCGGGCCGTTTGACGTTTCGGTCGAGTCCAACACCGGCAAGAGTGATGATGTTGAGTTCTACTATCATAAGCCTCACGACATGAAGAAGGCTGAGGACCTTTCGGCTGGTGATTTCGTTTCTTACGAGATCCCCAAGCCACCAGGCCCCCCGATGGTCGGCAAGGCCCGTGTCGTTGGCGTCCGACGGTCTGGTCGTGTTCAGTTGCGCGGCACCAGAGAAGTGCTCGAGGCGACATCCGCGAACCCCGTCGCTACGCTGCTCGTCTACTACGAGACGGAGAGCGATGAGTGGCTTCCATCTGATCGCCGCATTCTCAAGCCGTTCGCCGACCTTAAGAAACTCCCTGCAATGAGCGCGGAAGAGCTTCAGAAGGCGCTATCGGACTCGGCTGAGACTCGCGTCCGCGAGATGATGACCGAGCACAATAGCAAGTACTCGGGCGAGGGTAAGAAGGCCACGATGGACATGCTTCGGCAGGTCTACAATCGCGGCATCGGCGCCTACCGTTCGAACCCTTCAAGCGTTCGTCCCAATGTCAGCTCTGCTGAGCAGTGGGCTTTCGCTCGAGTTCGCGTTTTCCTCGCGGCTCTGGGCACCGGCAAGTTCCCGCGTCGTCCTTTCGACACGGACCTGCTGCCCAAGTCGCACCCGGCTTCCACCCAGAAGTCCTTCTCTGACGACAGCCTGATCACGATTGTTGAGGCTGGCGGTGAGGACGATTTGGTGGAGGCTGAGGTCGAGGTTCTGCGCTTCTTCGAGGACAAGGACCTCGACAACTACGACCTCTTCAACGCTGACATTCAGGAGCCTGAAGTCGCCGGAGAGGATGCTGACTACGACAGCATCAGCAAGGTCTCGGACAGCGAAGGCAAGCTGCCCGGTGGAAGCCTCATCAGCTCTGATGAGCTTCGCCCGAATGCGGCCATGCGCTCCGCGGCCCGTCGTGGTCTGCGCGCCTACGAAGAGGGTCGTGGCGGTGAAGGTCTGGTTGACGAGACCATTCGTCGCGCCCGTCGTATGGCGGCTGGCGACCCGATGCCCGAGTACTGGGCTGTGGTCAAGGGCCCAGCTTGGTTCGCGCGGCACCGTTCCGACTGGAATGCTGGTCAAGACGACCGTATTGGCAGTGAAAGCCCCGGTTTCGTTGCGTGGTTGCTTTGGGGCGGAACTGCTGCTATGAACTTTACGAAGCGACTCAAGGCTCTATACGAGAGCCGGCTTGCACGGGAGAAAAAGATGGACGTCGAAGAGACCGTCACGCCTTCCCCGCCCGAAGAGGCGGTGAAGAAGTCCGAGGAGGAAGCTGCGGCTGAAGCCGTGGCTGCTCCTGCGGAGACCGTCGCTTCGGAGCAGGCCGAGGCTCAGAAGGAGCCAGAGGTCCCCGCTTCGGAGCCTGAAGCTGCGCCGGCAGAGCCGGCGGTTGTCACCGAGAAGGCGGCGGTCAACCCCGCTGACATCATGGCGGCGCTTGTCGCGGCCAAGAAGAACTTCAAGGTCACAGTCGTCGATGGCCAGATGCAGATTGATGTGCAGGCCGATGAGCCGGAAGCGGCTCCCGCGCCTGTGGCCAAGGGCATTGCCCTCCCCGCTCGGCCTGTCTCAGACAGCCTTGAGGCGACCGGCAGCGCCACCTACACGACGAAGAGCAACGAGCCCACAACCACCAGCCCGCAGGATGCCTACCTGCAGCACGCGCGGCGTCAGACAACCTACGCCCTCTGAGGAGAAAAACCATGTCGTTCAACATGTGGAAGCACCACGGCCTCAAGGACCGTGAGAAGATCGCGAAGGCGTACTTGGTTGAGGGCAGCACGTCTGACCTCAACGCGGGTGGCCGTCTGGACCCCGAGGTTCAGGAGGCAGCCTTCCAGTTCATGCGGGCGCAGTCGACGCTGCTCTCGCCCAAGCTGTCGGCCCAGTGGCAGCCCCAGGGTCCGTCCGCGTTCTACCCCCCGAACGCGCCCTCGACGTACCCCAACATGGCGTTCCCCACGGGTGGCCTGCCCCCGTCGGCGGTTGGTGGCCCCGGCATCGACTTCATCGTTCACCGTGGCGGCAAGATGTCCGGCCGCGTTGAGAACACGTTCGCTGGCGGCACCGTGATGCGCCCCGCGACGGAGTTCTCGGCTCACCCCGGGCCTTCGTCGAAGCCCCTCTCGATGCGCGTCAGCAACGAGTGGCAACTGAAGAAGATGCAGACCTTCATCACCTTCTCGAAGGAGATGGTCTACCAGACGTTCTACGAGGACCGTTTCCAGGACCTCCTCATGAGCCGCGTCATGCCGCTCATGGTGAACGACCTCGAGAAGCTCGCCCTCCTCGGTGACGACGACGTCGTCCCGACCGACGACAACACGGCGCTCATCTCGGCGAACGACGGCTGGCTGAAGCAGATGCGCGCTCGTTCGACGCGCATCCACTTCGACGGCAACTTCGTCGAGCTCCCCCTGTTCTTCGAGATGATGCGGAGCTTCCCGAAGCTCTACATGCCGCGCGAGAAGTACTTCTTCTGCAACCCGGCCGTCATCCTCGACTGGATTCAGGCGATGAGCGTTCGCGCCGGTGGCGCGCTCGAGGCCTCGATGGCGCTGACGGGTGCGGCCCCCGCTCCCCTCGGCGTGCAGTTCTGGCCGATCCCGCTGCTTCCCACGGACGACGCGATCAACACGATCTCTTCGGCCGTCCCGGGTCGCGCTCTGGGCACCAAGGCGGACTACTTCAAGTTCCCGACCGACGGTTACCAGATCAGCCTGAACGTCGATGGCGCTGGCGCGACGACGGTCACGTTCCCGCACGTCAACGACGCGTCGCTCATGGATCGTCAGATCTCCGCGCAGCGCGTGGCCAACATCATCAACGACGCGCTCGTTGCTGACCACGGCTCCGCCTACCGTGACGTCGCTCGCGTCGACCAGTTCGGTCGCATCGAGCTCACCTCGCCCACCGATGGCGCGGCGTCCGCGGTGGTCGTGGCTGCTGGTGCGGCGAACGGCCTCCCGACGCTCGGCCTCACGGCTGGCGCGTACAACGGCGCGGCGGCTGACTTGGTGGGTGCGGGCAACAACACCCTGTACCAAGGCAGCTCGATGTTCCTCACGACGCCCGCCAACCTCCAGTGGCGCGTCTCGGTCGCGGCGCCGGACTCCGGCGAGGGCGGCTTCCAGCAGTACCTCAAGTACGAGCAGGAGACGGACTCGTACCGTTACGACGCGTACTCGTGGCACGACTTCACGCTCGTGGAGCACTCGGCTGCGGTCCTCGTCGACGGCCTCCGCGTTGCTTCCGGCAGCCAGAGCCCGGTCTGATAGGCTGAGATGAAGTCCATGAAGTACATCCTCATGCTGGTCTTGGTGCTCGCGCCGTACCTCACGGCGCTTGCCCAAGGCGCGGATGGGGGGCCTTCGTTGGGCGACGCCAAGGTTTCGGCAGCAGCCGATGCCGCGGTGGTCGTGGCCCAGCCTGCGGCCGTTTCTGCCGCCCCCACCAGCGTGGTCTCGGTCGCCCCGTCCGCTCCGGCTTCTGCCGCGGCGAGCGTGGCGTCGGATGACCTCGCTGGCGGTTTGGTGGACGTAACGGAAAAGGCCAAGGCTGCCTTCGACGGGCCCACGGTGTTCGGGGTCGCTTCGGCGATTTCGGCCCTTGTGCTCGTGCTGATTTCGCTCCTGCGGCGATTCGGCGGGTACCTCCTCCAAGAGGGTCAGGTCGGCAAGTTCGTTCTCGTCTTGTCGGCGCTGGTCGGTGGTCTCTCCACCATTACCCCGGGGACTCAGTGGTGGCAGGCGCTTTTCTTGGCGCTCGCCCCCCTGGCCTCGGTGGGTTTCCATCAGACAGTCGTTAAGCCGGTCGCCCGAAAGCGCATCGTCAAGAACGGCTGATTCAACAAAGCCCGC